CGTGCCGCTGCTGGCGCTGCTATTGCTCTTGTCGGTAAACCTTTGACTGTCTTTGCAGGCTCTGCAGGTGGTCGAATCTTCGGTGGTAAGGAAGGTGCTGATGCTTGGAAACGAGCTATGTACACCTACGGTGGTGTTTTTGAAAACTTCCAACGTGGTTTTAAGAACCTTCAAACTGAGTGGAAGTATGCACTAGATAACCCACGTGCCTCTGCTAACCATGCACGTAAGGATCTTCAGGTCAATGCACTTGATGACTACGAAACTCTTGAAGAGATGTCATCCCAGTGGTATCAGGATGGGCACTTTGGAAAGGTTGCTGTCTGGAACATGACAAAACTTCTGTCACGTTTCAATGATCATGCTATCCCTCGTTTTGGTTTGAACTCCATGCGTGCAATTGATGGCTTTACTAAGTCATTTAGTGCAAGTATGGCAGCTCGTGCAAAGGCATACGATGATCTTCTTTCACAGTCACGCGGTGCTTTTAACGAAGCTGATTTCCAAAAGATGCAACGTAACATCTATAACGAGATGTTTGATGCAGACGGTTTGATGAAGGCTGATTCTGCAAATGTTGCTCAAGATGCTGCTGCCTTTGCTGCAGGTGAAATCAACCTTAACCTTGACTCTGAAGTTGTTGACAGTCTTGAAAACGTCATGCGTAACTTCCCAGTCATGAAGTCTATCTTCATGTTCCCCCGTACTGGCGTTAATGCACTTGAATTGGCTGCCACATTTAGCCCTGGTAACGCAGTAGCTGCTATCACTAACGGTAAGTTAAACCTTGCACTAGGGAAAGCAAGACGTGTGTTTGCTGCACAGTCTGAAAGGCAGATTAAAGACGTTATGTCTGAACATGGTCTTGCTGGTTTTGGACCTGAAGCATTCAAACAGCTGCAATCTGAATACATCGGTCGCTACATGATGGGTAGTGCAGTGACTATGGGAGCTGCTTTGATGGCTGCACAAGGTCTTATTACTGGATCTGGACCCCAAGACGATGCAGAAAAGCGTCGTATGCAAGCTATGGGTTGGAAGCCATTTTCAATTACTAATCCAATTACCGGTGACTCATTTAGTTATCAAGGACTAGAACCCTTTGATTCATTCCTTGGTCTTACTGCTGACATTGTCACTAACTTCAATCGCGTAGACGAAGCTGTTACTGAAGATTGGTTCCGTGCTTTGGCTCACTCCATCTCTATGAACATCAGTCAAAAGACTTTCCTTAGTGGATTTGAACCTTTGGCTGGTCTTATTAGCGGTGATCCTTCTGCATTGAATCGTTTCATGGTCAACAATACTGACCAACTCATTCCTGGTGCTGGTATCCGCAGTATCCTTAACAAGGCAATCACACCTCAACTCAAAGATGTTGAAAACAACTACCAAGGTTGGCTAGCTAACCGTAACAAGTGGTTGATTGGTGATGGTATTGAGGATTACCTCGATATTTACACTGGTGATCCAATTAACTACACCGATCCTTGGACGCGTGCATGGAACACCTTTGCACCCTTCTTTAAGGTAAACCCTGGAATGGAGCCTTGGCGTCAACAACTACTTGCTAGTGGCTGGGATAACCTTCAAACCGTTCGTCGTAACCGTACAGATGGACAACCATTGAAGCCTGAGGAACGTCAATTCATTAATAACTGGATTGCGCAGAATTACAAGCTAGGAGAACGTGTAGAAAAACTCTTTAATGCTGGACCAAAGTTTTGGGACAAAAAAATGAAAGAGTATGTGAAGGAAAGGGGTCTAAAAACCCAGGAAGAATACCCAATCAAAGAAACTCTCCTCCACCAACTCCTGGATGAGCTTCATAATGATGCATTTAGGGCTGGTTTTGACGCCCTTAGCTCTACAAATGCTGACTATGCAGCACGTAAAGAGATGACATCTTATCGAGATTCACAGCTCAATCAAGGTAACTATGCAGAAGCAAGTGATACTGCTGATGCAATCAAACAACTCACAGAAATTCCTAGATAAAACATGACATACTCACCGTTTACTGCGACAGGTGATGGTTCTACAACTGCATATTCTATCGCCTTTGATTATATCAATACGTCTGACGTAAAAGCCACTGTTAATAACGTAGCCACCACTGCATTTACAGTATCGGGGAGTACAGTTACCTTCACTACTGCTCCTCCTAGCGGACAAGCTATCAAGATCTTTCGGAGCACTGATAACGTTACTATCCAGTCTGACTTTCAGTCTGGTAGTGCGTTACGTGCTGTTGATCTGAACGATAACTTTACTCAGCTTCTCTATGTAACCCAAGAATCTACGGATACATCGGATGAAGCTAATACCGATGCAGCTGCCGCTGTAGTTACGGCTAATTCTGCTTCTACTGCTGCTACTAATGCTGTAAATACGGCTAATGCAGCTTCTACAGCAGCTACTTCTGCGACGAACACGGCAAATGCTGCATCTACGGCAGCAACCAGCGCTACGAACACGGCAAACACCGCTGCTACGAACGCTTCTAATGCACTTAGTACGGCAAATACCGCATCTACAAATGCTACAGCAGCTGTTTCTACTGCAAACACCGCGTCTACCAATGCAACTAGTGCAGTTTCCACTGCTAATACTGCGTCTACCAATGCAACCGCAGCCGTTAATAGTGCAAACACAGCTGTAAGTACAGCAAATACTGCATCAACCAATGCATCCAACGCTGTTACTACTGCTAATGCTGCATCAACTAATGCGACAACAGCACTAAATAACTCTCGTGAATCTGATGGTGCAGGCGGGTTTAATACAGCTATTGACAAAGCTAATACTGCTGTAACTACCGCCAATACTGCCTCTACTAATGCGTCTACAGCCGTATCGACAGCTAACACAGCTTCTTCGAATGCCAGTACAGCTGTTTCTACCGCAAACACTGCTAACGCAACTGCAAATGCCGCTGCTTCAACTGTGGCATCTGCTGTGTTCTATACGCCTGTTGCTAATTTTGCTTCGTTCCCTAGTAGCCCTAGCAATCAAGACCGAATTGAGGTCACTGATTCCACAGGTTTGCAATCTCAAAGCATCATTACGGGTATTCCCAGTGGTTTTACAGGTTCATCTGACCTGACCATGCGTCTGGAATACAACTCCTCTACTAGTAAGTGGGAGTTTAAGCAGTACTTTGCAGAAGATCCTGAGGCAAGGTACATGCCAAAGCAGGGTGGCACGATGACAGGTCTGCTGACTTTGTCCGGTGCACCTACTGCAAACCTACATGCAGCTACAAAAGCGTATGTAGATAGCGCTAATGCTACGCAGGATTCTACAGTTTCTACTAATACGTCTAATATTAGTACTAACACATCTAATATCAGCACAAATACCTCTAACATCAGCACTAACACCTCTAATATTAGTACCAATACCTCTAATATTAGTACAAATGCTACTGCTATTGCTACTAAAATGGCAACTGCAGGAGGTACATTTACTGGCGCTGTTAGTTTTGACGATAATGTTATTGTTAAAGGTGATAGTACTAATGGCAGTGGTGAACTGACACTTAACTGTGAGAACAACTCTCACGGTATTAAGATTAAAGGTCCACCACATAGCGCTGGTGCTAATTACACATTAACACTGCCTGATGACACTGGCACCAATGGTCAGTCACTTCAAACTAATGGAAGTGGTGTATTGAGTTTTGGTGACGTTGATTTGTCCTCTAACTTCTCTACCACTGTTACTAACAGCATTGCTACGAAGATGCCACTGGCTGGTGGTACGTTTACTGGCAACGTTGATCTTAATGACAACGTCAAAGCAAGGTTTGGTACTGGTGATGACTTACAGATTTATCATAATGCATCTGATAGTTTCATAGACAATACCACTGGCGATTTGTATATTCGAGGAGTCGGTGATGATTTATACTTACGGGCTGCTGATGATATTTACATCCAACCGCAAGGTAGTGAAAATGGAGTTAGTATTATAGGTAACGGTGCAGTAGAGGCCTATTACGATGGAAGTAAAAAGTTTGAAACTAAATCAGACGGCGTAGACATTACTGGCGAACTTCAGTGCGACAGCCTGGATGTTGACGGTGCCGCGACGTTTAACACCTCAACCACAGTCGGAGGAAATCTAGCTTCAGGTAACTCTGCTTATATTGATCCAGGCAGCATCAGCCTTAGGGCTGATTCAGCTGGCGGTGATAGTAGTGCCTTTGTTGTTTACAGAGGTGGTACGGGGTCAAACGATATAAGTGTAAAATTCACTCAAAGTGGCGCTGCGACGTTTACAGGCTCCGTACAAAGCGATAACAACTTCTATGTAGATGCCACTTCTGACGGCCAATCTTGTTTCAGGGTCAGACGCAATGGCACAGTCAAGTCAAGACTGGACGGCGATGGCTCTGCGGAGTTTGCTGGTGACCCTGGGTCAAGCGGAACAACGGTAGGCAACAAGATTTCTTCTACTGGTTTAATTCGTGTTGCTCGTGCAACTGATGGACCTGTTTTCCAAGGCAATAAAACTGATAGTTCTGGGTATAACGTAACGATTAACGCTAACGGGTCTGCGGATTTTGCTGGCACAATAACTGCCGAAGCAAACGCTGTAGCTGAAATCGAAACGCTCAACAGCGCTTCAACCATCACCCCTAACTTTGCTAATTCCTGTAACTTCACAGTCACGCTCGGAACTAACACAACCATTGCTAATCCCAGCAACCTAACTGCTGGTCAATCTGGTTCTATCTTCATTGTTCAAGATGGAACTGGCTCCCGTACAGCTGCATTTGGTTCTTATTGGGACTTTGCTGGCGGAGCCGCACCCACGCTCACGACTACCGCAAATGGCGTTGATCGGATCGACTACATCGTCCGCTCTTCCACCTCTATTCACGCTGTAGCTACCCTTGCATACTCATGAGTATTTTTCATAATAATATTTTAGGAGGAGCCGCCGGACAAGGCGGCGACTTCACTATTGAACGCAGCTTGCGGTTTAACAGTGGTGATAGTGCATATTTAAGCCGCACGCCTTCATCTACTGGCGATCGCAGAACATTTACTATAAGCGGATGGGTAAAAAGAAGCAAAGTTGGGAGTCAGCAACCTATATTTTCTACTTATGCTGGAGCACACCCAACAACTGCGCTACTTTTTAATGGCGACGATAAACTTTGGTTTTATAATTACGACGGATCCTATAATTTCCAGCTAGTAACTGCCGCAAGGTTTCGCGATCCCGGCGCATGGATGCATTTTGTTGTAGCCGTAGACTCAACACAAACCGCTCCAGGAGCGCGAGTTAAAATTTATGTTAACGGCGAATGGATCGAGGATGATTTCGATACTTCATCTTATCCGTCGCCAAGCTTTCAGCTTGATTGGAATAATCAAACTGAGCATAATATCGGCAAGCACGTTAATTTCTTGGATGGTTATTTAGCTGAGTTTCATCATGTTGACGGCACGCAACTTGCTGCGTCTGACTTTGGCGAGTACGACGACAACGGTATATGGCAAGCCAAAAAGTATAGTGGTTCTTACGGTACCAACGGTTTCCACCTCGACTTCTCCGACAACAGCAGCATTACCAACGGTAGTAACGCTGGAATCGGCAAAGACACTAGCGGTAGTGGAAACTATTTTAACAGCCATAACATCTCCGTTACATCAGGGATTGGTAACGACAGCCTGATCGATACGCCGACAAACTACGAAGGTTCTGGCAATAATGGCGGGAATTACGCCACACTTAACCCATTACATAACGGGCAAGCATTGTCTAACGGCAATCTAGATGTTGTTGGCACAAGTAGCTGGCAAAGATCAGTTAGCACTATTATAATGTCAAGCGGCAAGTGGTATTGGGAATACGAAATCACTGCTAGCAATGAACACATTGTTGGTGTTGGTCCTCTTGACATGCAGATGTCCGGCAACTTAGGTGCTGGCGACCCTCCTGGTTCTGGTTATCTAACTGAAATTGGATCAGTCAATGGAACTGGTGCTAATGGCTCTTGGAGTAATACGGGTGGGTCATCAACAGGTGATGTACTCGGCGTAGCGTTTGATGCCGACGCTGGCAACATGTATATCTACAAAAACGGAACTCCTCTTAATAGTGGTGCTGCTTCTCATACTGGATTGACAAACGGCCCTTATTACGCAGTATTTAGTTTAAATGGATCGTCAAGGTCGGGCACTGTTAACTTTGGCCAACGTCCTTTCAAGTACACAAATGCTGGAACTAACAGACCAGCAGCGACATATCTTAGTCTCTGTACTGCAAACCTTACAGACCCAACGATTGAAAAACCCTCGGATTATTTTGACGTAAAAAAATATGAGGGCACCGGTAGCACTCAGGCAATTACCGGGCTGAATTTTAGCCCCGATCTAATTTGGATCAAAAATAGAACCGTTAATGACACGCACGCAATCCTTGATACCCATAGAGACACAAATATAGTGCTTTCTTCCAACCTCACCAACGGTGATCGAACTGAGTCGGGAAGTGTTACAGCTTTCGGTACAAATGGATTTACCGTTGGCGGTTACAACGACACCAACAGAGACGAGAGTTACTTTGTTGCGTTTACTTGGGACGCGGGGGATTCACCGACGACTTTGACTGCTGGCACCATGGATTCAAGCGTTCGCCGCAACACGTCTGCTGGATTCTCGATGTGTACTTACACCTCGCCAAACAGCTCTAGCAATCAGAGTTTTGCGCATGGTTTGAATGCCAAACCGGATTTTGTTCTTGTCAAAAATAGGGATAGGGCGTACAACTGGGACATTTATCACAGCTCCCGTGGATATAGCTCATCATTTACTTTTACAGATGCTGGCCAAAGGTCTGGTGCGTTCAGTGCTGAGCCTACGTCCACTCTTGTTAATACTAAAAATGATTATACGCACTATAGTACAGACGACTATATAGCTTATTGTTGGTCCGCTGTCTACGGCTATAGCCAATTTGGTAAGTACGTAGGCAACGGTTCATCTGATGGTCCGTTTGTAGGATTATCGTTTACTCCTAAATGGGTTATGGTAAAGGGTATAGTTAGCAGTACTCATTGGCGTCTTTGGGATAGTGTACGAGAACCGCGCAACCCAAAAAATCTTACTTTGACACCAAGTGACGCAAATCACGAAACAGTTTACGGTAATGATGATGCTGATTTTTTGAGTAACGGATTCAAAATAAGATCCACCGGAAGCTACTCAAACTCAAGTAACGTAACGTACGTTTATGCCGCATTTGCTGAGCATCCTTTCTCCCTAAATGGTGGACTTGCACGCTAATTAACAAATAACTATGCTACTACTTAATGGTAAGACCCTGCAATACGACAGGGCATTTACACACGATGGTGTTTCCTACCCTGCTAATTGGCTGCGCTTGACCACTTTAGAGGAAAAGCAAGCTATTGGTATTGAAGAAGTTCCTGATCCGCCTTTCTATGATCAACGTTTTTACTGGGGTGTAGATAGGCCAAAAGATCTTGACGATTTGAAGACTTTGTGGAAACAAAAACAAAACGATATTGCAGGTTCATTGCTTGCTCCGTCTGATTGGCGTGTAATTAAAGCACGTGAAACAGGCGGTCAAGTTAATATCGATTGGTTTAACTACCGTAAAGCTGTTCGTACAGCCTGCAATACTCGTCAAGCTGAAATTGACAAATGTGCTGATGTTGCAGCACTTAAAGAGCTTATTAACAACCCTACTACTACTTGGCCTGAAGAACCATGATCACCCTTATCCGTCCAATTCTTTTTTCATTCCTTAACTCTGAAAAGGTTAAACGTCTTATTGTTGACCTTCTCGCCAAACTGGCAGAGCAGAGTGACAACACTGTTGATGATCAAGCAGTGAAATTTATCGAACGCGGACTGTTCGGTGGACCCCTGGAGTGATCCTCCGTCATTCCCTTCTCTAACGCTTCCAGAAGCGCCTGTGATGCCGGCGCCGGTCCTAGAGGTACCAAGGGCTCAGATACCTAGTTACAAGCCCCTTATAGTCCCTCCTAGCGACCTGCGTCCGCCACCAGGAATTAAAGGAGAGAATGAGGATAAATCCCCTGATAAAACACCTAAACCTAAAGAGGTGCAAATGATTGACGTGCCATTTACGGATAAAGAGATCCCAATGCCGTCAACCGAAATTATGACAGCTGCAGCTACAACAGCAGTTATTTCTGTTGCTGCCACCCTCACTGCTACGTCTATTTTTAAATATCTAGTGATGGTAATGAAGCCCGTACTTAAACAAGCATGGAGCAAACTAACAAAGAAAAAGAACCAAAAAAACCCTTCTTAAAAAAAGTGAAAGAACACGCCGAAAAGGATATTGAAATCCTTGGAACTTTTGTTCGCCTAGGTGTTGTTGTGTGGAGTGGTTTTATTATTACTCTTAACTACGTAGACATCCCTATGATTAAAAAAGGCCAAAGTGGTGGTGACATAACTTTTGTAGCCAGTGTTTTTACTGGCGCGTTAGCTACCTTTGGGCTTAACACTTCTAACAACAGAGCTAAACCTGACGACGATCCAAAGAAAAAAGAACCATGAAAAAACTTCTTATCCTTTTGTTCCTAACTTCTCCGGCTGCAGCCCAACAGGTTACGCCCAACTTTACACAGGGCAGCATGCAATCAACCACTACTACCACCATTGATATTGAACGAACTATCGAAACCGAGATCATGGGTGGCGATTATAAATCATGGAGCGGAACGAACGTAACCCCCAGCGGGGATATTATGAGCGATTCCACAACCTATTCCGTAACCAACGCAGGCGAACAGTTCCAACTGGAGACTGTCGTTCGGGATGCGGGAGTCGTGGAAACTATCAGCATCGACGAGGTTATCGAATCAACCTCCACCACTACCTCGCTGTCTGTCTTCTCTCAGTAAGTCCTGCACTTGCAGCACCTGAAGATCCTACAGTGCAAAATAGTTCAAATCCCGTGGCAGCAGCTACGGGTAATGTTACAAACCAAGCCGTACAATTCCAAAACAATGGAGCACCATCTCGGCAATACTTCGCTAACAACGTCAGTTGTAACGGCGCTACGATGCAATTTAGCCCGTTTTACATGGGTAACGACACCATTCCTCATGAACATACTGGTTATGTTCGGAATAACAACTTTGGTGCACAGCTTAATTTTAGTGTACCTCTGGATGGCGGAATGATCGAGCTATGTAAAAGCATAGCTAAAAAACACGAACAAAAATTACGTCTTGATTACGAACTTGTGAGGGCACTCAAATGCACCGAGATTATGAAAGCTGGTTTTATGTTTAGACCTGGTTCTCGTGTAGAAGTTCTATGCCATGACGTAGTACCTATTGTGGTAGTAAATGACAAAGAAAAAAGCGACTGAAGATCAGTTTAACGAGTTGCACAATCTTGTCACTAAGGAGTTCCTTGCCCGTATCAAATCGGGCGAGGCTTCTACTGCAGATTTGAAAGCAGCTTGTGACTGGCTTAAAACAAATGACATCAGCGGTGTAGCTATGGAAGGCAATCCGCTGTCTAAACTGGCAGCAGTCATGCCACAGGTAGACCCTGAGCTTGTACAACGGAGGTTGCATGGCTCGCACGTCTAAATACAAAGGCAAAAAATACGCCAACGGAAACTACAAGTCGTATCAAAAAGCATACGACGCAAGACCACTACAGATCAAGAAACGATCTGCACTTAACAAAGAAAATAGAAAACGGGGAACCTATGGCAATGGTGACGGTAAAG